AAAAATTTACTTTGTTCTCCACTAGCTAAATACCTACCTATAACACTCATGTTATTTCTTAACCTATAAGGAACTGTCCAACGAGTCTCATTAATTGTATTTCCATTACCATCTGTATATGGATATTCTACAGTGACACCAGTAGTTGCTTCAGTTACTTTATGATCTAAATGAAATTCAAACTCTGCATTAGGTTCTCTAAAATTAGTTTCAAATGGTATTTTTTCTAGAGTAACACCATTAGCTTCTTCTATTACCAGTATTAAATCAGTACCAATAAAATCAATATTTAAAATAGATCTATTGCTATTTATTGTAAAAGTGTACCAAGCATTTAAAGCTTTACTTACTTTTTCTCCATATAACCATCTGTTTACATATAACTTATTTGGATTGTCTGTACCTAATAAAACAAGAACATCTTGATTGTTTGATACTGCCATTTTAAAAATTCCACTTGGAATTAATCTTGGTACATGAATAGTTGTGTTTACAGCATCTTGTATTTGTTGATCACCTACAGTGATATATTCTCTTATACCTGCAAAAGAACCTTTTTTAGTTAAAAAATAAATAGAAGAACCTGAACCTACAGGTTGTGCAGCAGCATTACTTTCAAATTCAGTTTGTACAAGTACGTTAGCTGTTGAAGGTGTAAGGTTGTCTGCTGAACTTGATAAAACAAATTGAGTTTGGTCAGAAAATAATATAAGTTTTTCTCCCATAGTTACTGCGTGTTTTAAAATTGCAACTTTTGTATGAGATGCAGCTACGTCTATAGGTTCAGTATCTAAAACTGATATAACTGTTTCTGGAAAGAAGTTAAAAAACTCTGATACTGTTGAAAGAATTACATTATCACCTGCTAAAAATCCAAGTCTATTTCTAAAAAAGAATACGTTATTAATAGTATTACCAACAAAAGAAGGATTAGGTGCGGATTCTAAATCACCAACAACACGTTCACCCCATTTTGGTAAGGTAGAATTATTAAATAGGTCAAACTTACAAGTACCACTGGTTGCTTGAGATCCTTGTCTTGTAAATGTAAACGTATTGGCATCTACAACTGTAATAAACTCTCTAGTGCTTTGACTAGCATTACCAGAAGTAAAGACAACTTTTACTAAACCACGACCAGCACCTATAACACTTTCATCAATTGGGACACTGCTATCACTACTGGACAGTCCATGATTAGGAGAAGTTACAGTTATAAGATTACCAGCCGTTAGTGGATCTGTAGAGTTTCCATCGTCTTGAATGTAGGTTCCACTTTTAGTAACGGTTGAATAAAGGTCGCCATCTACTCTTGCAAATCTAAAATCACCATCTGCTTGACGTATAAGAACGTGTGGCATTTTATCATAGTTAAATTTAAAAGGTATGCCAGCTTCTACTGTCTCTTCCCATTGCCCTTCTTCAAAATCATTACCATTGTTAGTCTTAAATTTAACGTAGTAATTATCAAAACTTGTACTTTCATCACCAACAACTTCTACAACATATCCGTTAGGTGACACATTAGGAAGATCAGTAAATTGTTGTACTGTATTTTTTATAATTGTCATCTTAGTATTGCCTTGAGTATCAGTACCATCTATTGAAAAATCACTACCATCAGCTTTTTTTATATGAATAACAGGACCATTTCTAGCAATAGTGAATCCTGTAAGACCAGAAGTTAATCCACTAGCAAGATCAGTGGCTACAGTATCAGTCGAAAGAGGATCATTGCCAGTAGTGTCATCTGTAACTGTTACATCATCTACAGTGACAGAGTAAGTTGTTTTAGATGTTGCTTGGTTTATAAATATAATTGCTTGAGTTATATTACTTGCACTATTGGATAAAGTAGTATCCATTGCAGTTGTAATACTTGTATTAACAACAAAGGTAAAGTCAGCAATAGTTACAGTCTTAATAACACTTCTTGGATCAGAAGTATTTAAGTAAGTTGTACCATCAGGTTTGTTTACAGTTTTTTCTGTGCCATCTAACTCATAAACTTTGACATTACCATTACTAAATACTGCTACATACTGTTCATTAGCATCTCTATTTATAGTTTGAATATGAACATTACCAAGAGTAGAATTGCTAATCGTAGCTAAAAACTGTGACCCAGACCTTTTTGTAAGACCAAGAACAGGGTTGCTATCAGCATTGTCTTGAATATCAGCGTGATCTGCTTGCTTCAAAGCATCAGAAGATTGCGATATACCTCTCAATAATGTAGGTATAGCTCTTGATATAACACTCATAGTTATCTAATTAAAGCATTAGAAGGATTGTAAGTATCAAAGATACTGGTAAGAGAAGGATCTCCTCTTAGTATATTGTGATCTCCATTTGCTAAGTCTGTTTCCATCAATATTGCTCTAGCTCTTTGTTCGTCTTGTTCTGTATAAGTTCTTAATGCTTGATCACTTACAAGCCTGTCAACAAATTTTCTTGCAGCCTGTATATTTATATAATGTCTAGCTGGTTCTGGTATTTCATCAAAATCTCTAAAATAAACAACAGTGCAAATCAAGTCTTCATCAAATTCAAACTTATTATTTTGCCTATCATACAGTTTTAAACCACGTTGTATAGGGTCAATGGTTGGGTGTTGATGAATATTAGCGTCTACTCTCAATACGTTTGTAGGAATGTTTATTTGATTAGATCCATTTCTTGAAAGAGGTACATCAATCTCTGTATTAAAAGACCAACCTTCTGATTGAACACTTTTATTTACTTCGTTAAGAGTTGACTGAGCAATACGAGCATCAACAGGAAGAGTACCGATAAGACTATTTATAGGTGCTTCTCCTATAGCAGCCAGCATTATGTTGATACATTCAAGTTCAGTGGTTGCAGCTACAGCCATTAGTTAGTACCCCTTTTTTTTTATTTTAAGTGAGTCTCTCCCACCTTTCTTTTTTTTCTTCATCATTTTGATTTTTTAATTTTTAAAGATTTCCTGTTTTTTTTAGAAACCAAAGTCTTTAATTCAGTTTCGGTAATAGTTTTACTTTTCATAATTAAAATTTCTCATAACGATATTTATAACCACCATAGTCATTATCTAATCTGTTGACTTTGTTCATAGCTCCTTTTAAAGTTTTTAGAGGTTGCCCAACATATACTTTTGTTTGACCAATACCACTGCTAACAAATCCTGTCGAATCAGTGTAAAAAAATACTCTATAAGGCATAGGCATAAAAAAGGGTATCTAATAATAAGATACCCTATAAATTGAAATTAAGAAGCAGATAGCTTAATAGTAGCTGCACATTCTGGTCTAAGGATTCCATGACCAAGTGCGTACTTTGCGACCATAAGCGTTCCTTGGTACATAATTCCGTAGTCAGAACCAGAGATCTCAGTAGTCATATCCATTAGCTTCACAGTACCAACTGCTGACTTATGGAAGACAAGACCAATAGTTTTACTATCGTCACCTGAGTAAGTGTTGTTCGCACCACTTGGGTTAGATCCTACGTTTGACTGAGGTACGTTGTTACTCTTCAAGATAGGAATACCAGCAACAAACTGAACATTACCAGTTGCAAACGAACCATTACCTCCTTCTGGGTTGAAGTCACGATTAATTACTCTTGTAGCAGACTCAGCAAGTTTGTAGTACTCAGCAGGTGGTAGTACACAGAAACGATCTGTTGGAGGAATGTCTCTTTCATCAAATGTCTGTGCAATATCATAGATAGCTGCTGCTATCTCATCACCTGTAACGTCAGAAGATGCTGTATTACCATTAGCAAGTGTTAATACAAGACCGCCATTACCACCACTAAGGTTAGTAGAAGCTCTGGAAGCGTTTGCAATCTGCTTGGCTACGTTTTGGTCATAGGTTCTAGCAAGAGCCTTACCTAATTCATCAGCGTAAGTAGCTCTTACGTCATAATGATTCTTGAGTTCATCTATGTTTGCGATAAAACTCTGTGCAATTAGAAGATCATCAATGTTGATAATCTTTTCGTTTGCCTTGATTTGGTTAGCACCAACAAG